CTCGAGCTGCGCCGCTGACATCGAAGCACGGGGGCGCAACCCGCCCCCTTTTAACCTCGGACGGATCGGTCGGATAGGACTGATCGAAGGATTTCAGGATGGCACTGGTCGATTTGGTCATAGGGAACGTCAAAGACTCCTCTGAGCGTCTCACCCCGGACGATTACGCCCAGGGAGTGACGGCGGCGCTGAAACGCTACTCCAGGATCCGCCCGCTGCTGGTGCCGGTAGACATCCCGGGAAACGGGACGCACGACTATGCCCTCCCGGAGGGGTGGGTCGCGGACTTCTCCACTTTCCGTTCCATCGAATACCCGGTCGGCCAGGTCCCGGAGCTCTTCCTGGATTCCCGGGACTACAAGCTGTACCTGACCCCGACGGGGACCAAGCTGAGGATCCTGTCGGACACTCCGGACAGCTCGGAGATCATGCGGGCCAACTTCACCGTGCCCCGGGACGAAAACTCACTCCCCGACCAGGACACCGATGCGGTAGCCGCCCTGGGGGCGGCCAACTGCCTGCGCAAGCTGGCGGCACTCTACGGGCAGACCTCGGACCCGACGCTGCAGGCGGACGTGGTGAACTACCGCAGCAAGGCGGATGAGTTCCGCCGGCTTGCCGACTCCCTGGAGCAGCAGTACAACGACCACCTCGGCATCGGTAAGGACGCACCGGTTACTGCAGCCTGCGCCATCGCCGCGGAACCCGACAACGGGCCGGTGGGCCTGGTGCATTTGAACAGCCGTGTGAGGATGACCCACGGCAGGCGGCCTTAACGATGGACCTGGTAGTAAGGGTCACCGGTACCGGGCCACTCTTCGAGGGGAAGGCGCCGGACGTGATTCAGCGCGGGGTAGAAGGCGCGATCACGGAAGCCGTGATGTTCCTCTTGCCCAAGATCCAGGCGCTGACTCCCCAGGACTCGGGGAACCTGATGCGTTCCATTCTCCCAGACTTCGATGGGAAAGGGACGCCGGTCTTCAAGGGGTCGATCTCCTCCAATCAGATTTACGGTCTAGCTACAGAGGCGGGACGCACACCTGGCAAACCAATGCCCAAGGACCTCGACCTCTCCGGCTGGATCATGCGGCGCTTCGGCGTCGACGCGAAAACAGCGCTCCGGCTTAACTTCGTGGTGAAGCGGGCCATCATGCGCAAGGGAACCATCAAACGATTCGGGTACCAGGGCGCGGAGATGTTCAGCGGGGCGCTCGAGACGTACTGGCCTCAGCTGCAGGGAATCTTCGAAAGCTACGGCATCGAGGTCGCAAAGGAACTCAATGGCTGAATACACTGACATTACCGGCGACATCAAAGCGAAGCTGGAGGAGATCTCCGGTATCGGAATGGTCTACGATTACGAGAGGCAGGTGGTTGATCTGGGAGCCTTCATCGGCCTTTTCAAGTCGCCCACCGGGAAGATCCTGGGCTGGGAGATCACCCGGGCACAGGTAACCGAGAAATGGCTCACAGCCAAGTATTACGCCTGCAACCGCATGGTGGTACGCGGCTACATGGGCCTTCAGGATGCAAGTCAGTCAAGCGTCGCGTTTCAGCAGCTGGTCAACGCCGTCCGCGCTAAGTTTCGCAACGCTCAGCCCGCGGATCCGGGAGCCACCTGGAACTACCAGGACGGAGACAATCCCAGCAATTCTCCGGTGCAGGTGCCGGTGATCAACGACCGGATGTTCGGCGTGGTGCTTTGTCATTACGTGGAGATCCATATCGCGGTCCAGGAAGGGATCGTAGTCTAAAACAAGGAGATGCCCCATGGGACACGAGTTCACTTTGACCTTGAACGACGCCTCGCAGACCCTAGTAATAGGGGAAGCGCACACCAATCAGGAGACCGCTTCAGCCCCAGCCGAACAGGCTGCAGCTGCTGCTGAGACGACCGCAGCCGAAGCCGAAAATCACCAGGAGGTAGAGACTCATGCAAACTAAGCGCAGAGTAGTCGCGGCGAAGATCGAGGGTGTCGAGGGAACCGCTGAAACTCTCATGGTAACCGAAACGGGGCTCATATCCATCGATCCGAAGTACACCCCTGACATCAAGATGCTGCCTCGGGGCGTGATCCTGGCGACCTTCTCCAAGTTCCCGGACCTCTCCGGCGCGCAGCTCGCCCACATTGGGCTTAAGTGCGAAGTCATGGGCCGCGGCTCCGTGTATGCCGCGAACAACCTCCCGATCCTCTCCCCCTACTTCAAAGCCTGCGGCCTTTCCGAGACCCTGAGCGTAACGGCCGGCGCGGAAACGGTGACCTACAAGCGCGCCTCCACCGGTATCCCGTCGCTCACCATGGGGCTCTATACCGATGGCGTGATCAAGATGATCTGCGGGGCCCGGGGCACCCTCAAATTTACCGGAGACGTGGGGGGCGCGCTCTATGCCGAGATGGACTTCATTGGCGCCTATATCGATCCGATCGACGGCGCCATGCTGACGCCGACCTACAGCGGCCTCAACCCGCCCCAGCTCCTGAATGCGAACTTCACGGTCGGCGGCTTCGCCCCGGTCCTCAAGAGCTTCGAGATCGACCTGGGGAACAAGCTGGAACAGCGCGACAACATGAATGCGACCAGCGGCATCCAGTCTTTCCAGATCACCGATGGCGACACCCGGGGCAAGTTCGACCCGGAAATGACGCTGATCGCGATCAACGACTATTACGGCAAGTGGAAGAGCGGCATCACCGGCGCTCTGAACGTCGGGGCCTTCGGTCCGGCTCAGTATAACAAGATCACCCTGGGCGCGCCCAAACTCCGCACCACCAAGGTGCAGGAAGGGACCCGTAACGGCGTCGATATCGTCAACGTCGATTTCCAGCTGGCGATGAACACCGGCGATGACGAAGTAATGGTGCAATTCTCCTAAATAGCCAAGAGAGAGAGGTTAGACGTGACAAACAAGAAATATTTGATCGGCAAGAAATATTATGAGCAGCGCGCCCTGGTCTATGGCCAGGTCAGGCAGCTGCAGGAGATCCTTGAGGGATTGCGGCTCCAATCAAACTTCGATCAGGCGCAGATGCTGGCGGTTATCGGCGATCGCATCCCCCTCGCCTTGGCCGTGGTGCTGATCCCGGAAGGTGGCTCACCTAGGGGAAAGGATCTCCCGGCACTGGCTGATGAGATCGAGTTCGATATCTCTCTGGAACAGGTGTTCGAGGTGCTCGATGATTTTTTTACCTGCAACCCGATAGCTTCGCTCTTGACGAAGTTAAAGGGGATGACCGACTCGATCAAGGAGAAGGTTTCGACTGGATTGACGAAACCGTCTGCTTCCTCTCCGGAGGAGACATTACCCGGAAAGGACAAATCCTCTGGGGATGCTCACCAGGGGAAGCAAAGCCTTACCTGAGGCATCGCAAACGAGAGGTGCTGTTTCGCGAGGGGATCCTAGCGGCCCTCGCGGCCTTTGGAATCAAGCCGGCCTCTGAGGGCCAGAAAGCGGAGAAGAAAACCCAGGCGATCGGCGAGTATTGCCAGGGGCGTGATGTAGGGGAATGCACGGCGTATTTTGGAGAAGGATTAGCGCAGGCGTGCAGCAGCTGCCCGGAGTGATTTGTGGATAACAACAAAGTCAACATCCAGTTTGTCGGCGATAGCACTTCCTCGGTCAGTGAAGCCGATAAAGCTTCCAAGAGCATCGATGCTGTACGCTCGAGCGCGAAGCTTGCGGCCGATGAAGGTGGCGCCTCATTTACCACCTTCAAGGCCGGGCTGGCTTCGGTTGCTGAAGCCTCGGACTTCATGTCCAGTGCTATTTCGGCTGCTACGGGCGTTCTCGCCGGTCTCGGTATCGGGTTCTCTTTGATGGGAGTCGTCAACGAGATAGAGTCCAGCATAGAGGCCATCGACACCTTCAATCTATCCGTTATCCAGATGAGCGCGATCCTGACGTCTCTGCAGATCGCCAACGGCTCTGCTACAGGCAGCATCGCCGATACCTACCGGCAAACCCGCGATTACGCGCTTCAGACCAACGAGGCACTTCTTAAAATCGAGCCTTCCACCTCGCTGAGCATCAAGGGCCTGCAGCGGATCAACCTGGAGCTGTCGAAAGCCGGCGTCGCCATCGATACGAACAACGCCGCCCAGGTGGAAGGCTTCAAGAGCCTCGCCAATGCGGCTGCCGTATTCTCACAGGGCGGCCAAAATGAAGTGATGCTGCAGTCCGAGATCATGCTGCTCATGCAGGGCCAGGCGAGCGCTCACTCCCGGCTCGGTAGCGCGATCAGCGCCATGGTGGGCGGAGACCTGAAGACTTGGGTGGAACAGCACAAGCAGGCGGGCGACTTCCTCGAGCAGATGAACAAGGTGCTGGCCGGATTCGGGCCTGCATCTAAAGACATCGCCGGTACCTGGTCTGCCGTCAAAACCTCCTTCGAGACGACCGTCAACATCATTCAGCGCGGCGCGATGCAGGAAGTCTTTGCAGAAGTCGTAAACCTCACCAAGCAGATCAATGAAAACCTGCAATTGCATACCGATGATATCGTCGCAGCCGTGCATGTCGTTGAAGATATGGCAACGGGGATGGCTTATGCCGCGGGGATAACGACCATCTATACTTTGGCCGTCGGGGTGGCATCGGCCGCGACCGGTGGTCTGGCCGCCGGAGCCGGCATATTCACCGCGGCATGGACGGCGCTTACCTCAGAGGTCTCGCTATCGGGCGCGGCGATGGAAACGGTCTCAATCCAGGCCGGAATGATGGGCGAGTCGGTAGCTGTCGCCTCAACGACGGCCACCGTTGGTCTAACATCCGTTAAGACCTCGCTAGGCGTGCTGGGAGCGGCATTCGCCGGTTGGGAGATTGGCACCTTCCTCAACAAGTTCGAGACAGTACGCCAAGCGGGCGTCGTGATGGTCTATGGCATTATGGGGGCCTGGCACGAGCTCGAGACAGCCTGGGCTCGATTTAAGGTTACAGCAAACCCTTTCGGTAATGAGGAAGAACAGCAGGCTTCCCTTGGAAAGATCACCAACGATTACAACGCCTGGCTTGCCACCTTCAAGGCGAACTTTGCCGAACAGATGAAAGATGCAGCTAAAGATCCGACTGGTCCGATGCCTGCCCCGAAGCCTACAAATGTGCGTGTACCCAACGTCAAGCAAAAGACACCAGTGGAGGATGACGATGGGAAGTATGCCAAACAGGTAAAGTCTGCTCATGACGCCTATCTGGAATACCTGAAGGCATACGGCGAGGAGCAGGCGGCGGTCGTCAAGACAGCAAATGCACTCCTGGAAGAGTCCAACAAGGAGTCCTATGAATGGGGCTTGATGGACCTGCAGACCTACCTTGCCACCAAGCATAAGCTGAACGAAGCCGCCCTCCAGGCGGAGCTGGACGCGAAAAAAACCGCTTATGCCCAGGCGCAGTCAGCCACCGGGTTGGCTCTGACCGCATTCGGGAAAGACCCGACTGGCGATACGGCCAAGGGGGCAAACGAGGCCTACAAAAAAGAAGAAGCGGCGCTTAAGGCGGTCACTGAGGCTCAAGGCAAACTAGGTCTCGCCAAGTTGACCGATGCCGACGAAACCAAAAAGCTGACCGATGACCAACTGCGCGGCTACCAGAGCATCCAGGCCCAGTTACTCGACGTTCAGGGTCAATACGTCGCAGCCGCACTCATCCAAAAGGGTCTGGACGAAAGCAGTAAAACCCGGCAAGCACTGATCACCGAAGCTATGAAGGGAACAGCCGGAGCCGAAGCAGCCTATTGGGCTCAAGAAGCTCTTGATCAGAAGAAGTTCCAGGATGCCGTTGAGAAAGGAGCTACTGAGCGTCGCGGGTTTACCCTGGCAGAAATTAGCAATCAGATGACGCTCGTAGATATCTCGGAAAAGTACTATCTGATCACGACCGGAGATGCCGCTAAACAGCGGATCGATCTTTTGAATCAGCAGCTCATCATCGAGCAGGGGATTCTCGATCTGCACCAGGGCAGCGACCCCAAAGAAGAAGCGGCCAGGAACCAGGCTATCGCGCAGATCACCAGCATCAACGAAAAGCTTCTAGCCCAGCAGAAGATTCTCGCTGATACGACTCCCCTGGGCGGTGCGATCTCCTCCCTGCAAGCTTTCTATAAAAGCGCATCCGACCTTGGCGGCCAGGTTGGAGGCGCAGTCACTAATTTATTCAAGGGCATGACCGATGCGCTCACCACATTCGTTACCAAGGGAAAGGTCGACTTCAAGAGCTTCGCCGACTCGATCATCGCGGACCTGGTGCGCATCGTCATACAGCAAAATATTACTGGTCCTCTGGCCGCCGGTGTCAGCGGCTTACTTCAAGGGATGTTCTCCCCCACAGCGACCCAGGGAGTACCCTCGAGTATATCGGCCACCAGCCAGCCGGCCTACAACACCGAGTTTTCCTTTCTGCCTACAGCGCAGGCAATGGGTGGGGCATGGGACCGCGGGGTACAGAAATTCGCCGACGGCGGTGTCGTGCTGGGCCCCACCTCCTTTCAGACGGCTTCGGGCGCGGGGCTGATGGGCGAGGCGGGCCCGGAGGCTATCATGCCGCTGACCAGGACCGCATCGGGTGCGCTGGGGGTGCAGCTGGTGGGCGGCCAGAACCAGGGCGGAGCAGGCGTTACCGTCAACATCGTGAACAACACCGGATCTCCGATGAGCGCCAGTCAGAGCTCCCCCAAGTTCGACCAGGCCAAGGGGTGGGTGATCGGCGTGGTGGTTGAGAATATCGCCGGCGGCGGCGTGCTCCGGACCATGATGCAGGGAGGGTCCTGATGAACGATTTTCCTACTCTCTCGATTACGCCTTCGGTCGCGCCCTGGTCGCAAACCAAAACCGCCGACCCTACCATCCGGTCCTCTTTCGACGCCGGCTATGTACAGACCCGCGCCCGATTTACCCGGGTGCCGATTACCTGGAGCATTTCGTACCAGGGCGGCAACTCCCTGCCGCTGGCCGATAAGCTCACCCTGGAAGCGCACGAGAACGCCGTGAACTGCGGAGCCGCGATCTTCTCCTGGACGAACCCCATGGACGGGGTGACCTACCAGGTGCGCTACGGGAAAACTCCGATCGTCTTCACGCCGCTCTACAACAAACTTTTCTGGACGGCCACCTTTACCCTGGAGCAGGTATGAAGAATATTCCGCTGGCACTCAGGCAGGCAAAGAACCAGCTGGGCCAGGGAAGCCCCTGGCTTTTTCTGATCGACGTCGCACTCCTGGGCGGTCCGACTTTCAACCTGGTCGCGAATACCGAGGATATCGAGTTCCAGGGGCGCAGCTATACCGCGTTTCCTTTCACCGTCGAACTGCCGACCGAGGCGAACAAAGGACAGCTCCCCACCATCAAGCTTTCGGTCTCCAACGTCATGCGGGTATTCCAGGCGCAGCTGGAGGCGTTGAACGGCGGGATCGGCTCGACGGTCACCCTCTACATCGTGAACGCGGGTCTGCTCTCGGAGAACTATGCCGAACTGACCATGGCCTTCGGGGTACTGAGCTCCGAATGTACCGATACCCTGGTGACCTTCTCTCTGGGCGCTCCCAGCCCCCTGCGCCGGCGTTTCCCGCTCTACCGCTACATCGCCTCCTCCTGCCGCTGGCAGTTCAACTCTCCGGCAGTGCGCGCCGCGGGAAACAACCAGGGCGCCGAATGCGGGTATGCCGGGGCGGCCACCAGCTGCGCCAGGACCTATGACGCTTGCCAGACCCTGGGCAACGTGGCGCGGTTCGGCGGCGAGCCTGGACTTGCGAATGGTGGAGTCCGCGTTGTTTGAGTACCTGGACCTGCTTGGGAAGGAGTTCCACTATGGCGGCCGCGGTCCCGATCGCTTCGACTGTTACGGCCTGGTCCAGGAGGTCTACCGCCGGCGTGGAATCTTCCTGCCTGAGTTCCATAGCATCGCGGATCAGGAAAAGATCCATGGCAGCATGGCCACCGGCAAGGAACTTTTCCAGGAAATCGACCGGCCTGAACCGTGGTGTGTGGTCATGCTGTGTGTCCGCCCTCCTTTCATGTCCCATGTAGGCGTGGTACTTCCGAATCTTTACCAGTTCCTCCATATCATGCGCGGCGTCCGAGCCTGCGTGGAACGGCTCGATTCTACCGAATGGCAGCATCGCATCAGAGGGTATTACCGATGGCATCAAAAACTCTGACCCTCACCAAGATTCACCATCCCTTCGACCGGCGCGATCGGGACACGCTCGCCTATAAATACTGCGGCGAGCCGCTCTCGACGATCCGGGACTCCCTTCCCGCGGAACTCGAATTTACCGTCTCCATCAATGGCCGAGTGGTGCCCGAAGGGCACCTGCACCTTGTGGTGCCACAGCCCGGCGATCACATCGTGTTCTGCCCGGTACCTGCCGGCGGTAACGACGGCAAGATGATCGGCCGCGTCATCGGACTGATCGTGGTGGCCGCCGTCGCGATCATGACCCAGCAGTACGAGCTG